ATACAAATATGAAATGACGAAGAATGTGCGTGATCTTGCACATAAGTTAGGAATGACTTTCGGGTGTAGTGATCCTCACTTCAAAGAATGGAATGATACGGGATGTTGTTGTGGCATGCCTGAAGAAGGTGATAAGTGGTTCTCCAACTGGAGTAGGAGGCAGATGACAGAGGTTGTTGTGCAAGCACGTCGTGAGTATGAGAGAGGGGAGATACGACTTTTCAGTTACGAAGACTGGAAGCCCGATTGGATGCACATGGTGCGTTTTTCTGAAATGGTTACGGGAAAGAACTGGCATAAACACAGGTTGTATTCTGATGTTACGTTTGGTGATCATACACGCAGGAGATGGAATAATCCCAAGCATCCGAGGGGGCCGTATGTTTACTTTGACAAGGTTCTTGTTCCTGTAGGTGTTGATAAGAGAACTGGTGATTTGGTTTACCGCTACGTTCCGTGGAGTCCTGAGCATTCGGGGAAGGATCCCATTATAAGTCCAGACGGTTCGGTAGTTTATAGTGATTAAGTTGAGGTGTTGTGGCTATGGTTCTTGAGTATGAGCAAGGAATACTATTCGAACCTGAGAGCAGCACTGCTAAGAGTTTTTCGTGCTCAAGCTGTGGGCTGTACGACCATGTAAAAAGTCCAAGAATGGAACCGTATGGCAAGTTTAGGAAGGGGATCCTGAATATTGGTGAGGCTCCTGGTGAGGTGGAAGACAATAGAGGCAAGCCGTGGCAGGGTCGTGCTGGTCAAGTGTTGCACAGGGTTTATCGTGAGGTGGGTATTGATTTGTTTGAGGACTGCCTCAATGTAAATGCTGTTAGCTGCCGACCGACCAGCAAGACTGGTAGTAACAGGACACCTACGGATAAAGAGATACAGGCCTGTAGAGGAAATGTTTTTAGAGTGATAAAGGAATATAAACCGAAGGTTGTTGTGTTGTTTGGTGGTGTTGCTTTGCAATCAGTTATCGGTAACTATTGGAAAAAGAACTTAGGGGAGATATCAAGGTGGCATGGATTTGTAATCCCTGATAGGAATGTTGGTGCATGGGTTATACCGACATTTCACCCGAGTTACATCATGCGACAGGAAAGGTCAGAGGAATACAGGCTTGTTTGGAAACAGGATGTAAAGAAAGTGATTGACGTTTTGGATAATCCTCTTCCTGCATACAAAGAGCAGGTGCACGTGGTAAATGATGAAGAGCATGCTAAAGAAGTGTTACGAATGTTCTTGGATAGGAAACCAAAGTTTCTTTACGTTGATATAGAAACGACAGGGCTTAAGCCGTATAACAGAGACTCCCACAAGATAATTTGCATGTCGTTGTGTGATAATGAGAACGAGTCGTGGGTAATCCCCATGCCACAGGATGTTACACTTCTAAAACGATTATTAGAGCACCCGAAGATTGGTAAGCTTGCACACAATATGAAGTTTGAGAATAATTGGTTAAGTGTGTTATGTGGTATTGATGTTCAGCCGTGGGTTTGGGATAGCATGATTGCAGCACATGTTTTGGATAACAGACCAGACATAACTGGATTGAAGTTTCAGGTGTATGTTAACTTTGGAGTAGCTGATTACGATAGTGAAATTGAGCAGTATTTGAAAGCTGATGGAAGTAACTCTGTTAATAAGATATTGGATTTGTGGAGAAGTTTGAGTGGTAGGAATAAGTTGATGACCTACTGTGGACTTGATAGTTTGTTTGGTTATAGGCTTGCTATGAATCAAATGGGGTTGATGACATGAATGCTGCCTATAAGTTGTTTCATGAGGGGACGTTAGCCCTTGCCAGAGCTGAACAGCAGGGAATTCGCATTGATATTGATGGTTGTAATAGGAAGAAAAAGTTTCTAAGTCGTAAGATCAATTATTTGCTTCGCAAGTTTGAAGAGACTGAATTAGCGAAGGTTTGGAGAAGTGTTTACGGAACAGGTATGAATGTTGACAGCAATGCTCAGCTTTCTGAAGTTCTGTACAATCACTTGGGAGTTACACCGCCAAAACTTACGAATAGTGGTCGTGGGTCAACTGATGAAGATGCTCTAAGTAAGATTGACATGCCTGGGGTTAAGTTGATACTTGATATACGCAAGTTAAAGAAGATACGGGATACATATTTAGATCAGTTTTTGCGTGAAGTTTCGTCAGATGGTTATGTGCACCCGTTCTTCAACTTACACACAGTTAGGACATACCGATCGAGTAGTGATTCTCCGAACTTTCAGAATATCCCAAAACGTGATAAGGACGCAATGAAGATTTGTAGGAAAATACTGTTCCCACGGCAAGGTCATCAGTTGTTAGAGGTTGACTTTTCTGCGCTCGAAGTGTGTGTGGCTGCATGCTACCATAAGGATCCGAATATGATGAAGTATTTGCACGACCCTGAATCGGATATGCATGGTGATGTTGCGTACAAGATATTCATGTTAGACGATTACGATGAGCTGATACGTAAAGTTGGAGCTGTTAAGAAAATAAAAGAGTTCAAGTTGTTAAGGAATGCTGCCAAGAATGGGTTTGTATTCCCACAGTTTTATGGCGACTACTACAAGAACAATGCTTACAGCATTTGTGAGTGGGTTAAGTTGCCAACTGACAAGAAATGGAAGGCTGGGTTGGGAGTAAAACTTCCTGATGGTAAGTCAATATCAGAACATTTCATAAGTAAGAATATAAAGGACTTTGACTCCTTGGTTGAGCATTTGCGTAAGATAGAGGATGAATTTTGGGGGAAGGACTTCAAGGTTTATGCACAATGGAAAGAGAAGCAATGGCAGAGCTACCTTAAGAATGGTTATGTAGATATGTTTACGGGTTTTAGGTGTTCTGGGATTATGAGAAAGAACGAAACCATCAATTATCCTGTGCAAGGTGCGGCTTTTCATTGCTTGTTGTGGACGTTCATACAGACAGATAAGGTTATGAGGGAAGAGGGGTGGGATACAAAACTTGTTGGTCAGATACATGATTCTATGGTTATCGATGTTAACCCTGATGAACTGGAACATGTTGTTGAGACCGTTCATAGAATAGCTACGGTTGAGTTACCAAGGACTTGGGATTGGATTATTGTTCCTCTGAATGTTGAGTTTGAGTTGGCACCAGTTGACGGAAGTTGGGCGGATAAGAAAGACTATGAAAGAAGGGGTGAGTAGAGATGCCATTTCACATTAAATACAGGCCACAAAGTTTCGACGAGGTGGTTGGGAATGAGGATGTTGTTGAGACACTAAAGAGTTTGTTGGCTAAGGGGGATCCACCGCATGCGTATTTGTTCGGTGGGCCTACGGGGTGTGGTAAGACTACATTGGCGAGGATATTGGCAAAGGAGTTGGGTAGTGTGGAAGGAGACTACCGAGAGATTGACTTTGCTGACTTTCGTGGGATCGACACAGTAAGAGATATCAAAGAGGCAAGTCATTTTATGCCTATGTTTTCTAAGAGTATTGTTTGGGTTATCGATGAAGTTCACAAAGCTACTAATGATGCACAGAATGCAATGTTAAAGATTTTAGAGGACACCCCGAAGCATGTTTATTTCATCTTGTGTTCTACTGAACCTCAGAAGCTGTTGGAGACTATACGTGGTAGGTGCAGTCAGTTTACTGTTAAGCCGTTGACTGATTTACAGATGTATAGGTTGTTGAAGAGGATAGTAAAAGCTGAAGGGGATAAGCTTGACAAAGAGGTGTATGACCAGATTGTTCAAGATAGTTTGGGGTTGCCTCGGAATGCGTTGCAAATACTTGAACAGACACTTGCAGCGCCACCTGAGAAGCGTTTGGAGGTTGCAAAACAGACAGCTGAACAGCAATCACAAATAATTGAGTTGTGCAGGGTGTTGTTGGCTGGTGGGCCGTGGTCTAAGGTTAGTCGGATATTAAGGGGGTTGAAGGATGAGAACCCTGAGAGCATTAGGAAAGCTGTCTTGGGGTATTGCCAATCGGTTCTGTTGAATGGTGAAAATGATATGGCTGGTGTAATCATGGAGCAGTTTTTAACTTCTGTTTACTACAACGGCTTTCCTGGGATAGTTTTCTCATGTTATTCAATCATAAGATCATGACCAAAGAGGTTTAGTTTGTATAATTATAGTAAGAGGGGTGATGAGTTATGGATTTGAACTTTGAGGAAGATGTTAGGATAGATGAATTAGCGTTAGATGTTGAGTGGGTTCAGCAACCAAGTTTAATGGCTAAATATTGTTCTTACGCAGCCGAAACTAAGAAGATGATGGACTTGGCTAAAGAGAGAGTGGATGTGGTTGCAGCCACACTTGACAAGGATATCAGAAGCAATCCTGAAAAATATGATTTAGGAAAGGTTACTGAGTCAGCAATTCAGAATATAATCCTATTGCAACCCGAATATCGAGAGGCGAACGATGCTTATATTGAAGCACGTTATGAGAATGAAATGGCACAAGCAGCAGTTAGGGCGTTAGACCAGAAAAAGTCTGCACTTGAGAATTTGGTTAAGTTGCTTGGGTTGAGTTATTTTGCAAGTCCTAATGCTCCACACGATTTGCATGAGGCTATCGAGAATAGAAGGAAGGGGGAGCAAAAGATTGTAGATGCTAAGGTTAAGATAAGGAGGCGAAGTGAATCTTGAATTGGCTTTGGATGGTCATAGTTGCGTGTTTGGTTATCCTGTTTCCCATTTATCTATATTTGTTGAGTAAATATTATCACTTGGGTAAACAGGAAGCGTTAAAGGAATTGATAAAGAAAGCTTTACGAGAACGAGAAGATAGATAAGGAGGGGTATGTAATGATGAAGAAAGTTGGCAAGTCATCTTTCAAGGATAAGGTTTTGGGGAATGTTAAGAAGCAGAAGACACAGTCCAAGCAATATGGATATTTGGCTCTGCCGAAGGGGGTTAATGTTTTTAAGGAAACTCCTGGTAGTCGGGTGAGACTTGACTTTCTACCATATACTGTCGTGGATTATAAGCACCCTGATCGTGATGATGAACTTGGGATTGCTGTTCCAGGATCGTTGTGGTATAAGCGCCCGTTCAAGCTTCACAGAGGTATTGGGGTTAACAGAGAATCAATAGTGTGTCCTACGAGTATTGGCAAGCGGTGCCCGATATGTGAATACCGACAGAAGTTGATAAAAGAGGGGGCGAATTGGCAGGATGATAATGTTAAAGCACTACGGCCCTTGAGTAGAAACCTTTACATTGTTATCCCACTTGACAGTCCAGACTATGATAAGAAACCCTACATTTGGGATATTTCGCAATATCTTTTTCAAGATAAATTGAATGCAGAGCTCGAGGAAAATGAGGAGTATGGGTTGTTCCCCGATCTTAAGGAAGGATATACGTTGAGGGTAAGGTTCTCTGAAGAGGCAATAGGTAAAAACACTTTTGCTGATACTTCACGCATAGACTTTGAGGAACGGGATCATGAATATGATGAGTCAATTTTAGAGAAGTCACCTAACCTTGACGAAGTGCTGGTCATTTTACCGTATGATCAGATAGAGGCCAAGTTCTTTGAAATGGAAGATGCTGGGGTGCCAGCACCAGTTGAAGATGTTCACGAACCAGAGGAAGAACCAGAGGAGGAACCTGAAGAAGAAGTTGTTGTTAGGAAAAGTAAAAAGATAGTAAAAGTGGAACCTGAAGAAGAAGAGGAACCTGAAGAAGAAGAGGAACCTGAAGAAGAAGTTGTTGTTAGGAAAAGTAGGAATGTGGAACCTGTGGTTGAGAGGCACACACAGACTCACAAGAAGAGAGCAGGTAAGGAATGTCCACAGGGGTATGAGTTCGGTAGGGATTGTGAGGAACATGATGAGTGCGAAGAGTGTGATCTTTGGGAGGACTGCATAAAGGAGCAGGAGAAGTTTAGAAATGAAGAGAAAGATTAGTGAGCAAGTGGTTGAACATTCAGAGAAGGAAGTCGAGCAGAATCAACCTTATGAAGGTAATGAGGAGATAATGATTTCTACTGGGTCAACCTTGCTCGACTTGGCGATTAGTGGTGGTAGAAAGCGAGGTGGTGGCATTCCTGCTGGGATACTTACCGAGGTATTTGGGCCAAGCGGGACGGGTAAAACCGTCCTGCTTTGCGAGATAGCAGGTAATGTTGTTAAGCAGGGTGGTCAAGTTATGTTCAGGGATCCTGAAGCAAGGTTAAACACACAATTTGCAAAGATGTTTGGTTTGAATGTTAACGAAATAGATTACGGTATTCCTGATACGATTGCTGAAGTGTTTGAGCCAGTAAGAAAATGGAATCCTGAACCTAAAGACAAAGTGCACGGAGTTTTTGTTGACAGTTTGGCTGCTCTTACGACTGAGTGGGAAGCTGATGGTAAAG